TGCAGCCACTGGCTGAATCCGCGGCGTCGAGAAGGACTGACAGCCGCAGATCAGAAGTGGCAAGGCGATCGCGCAGAACAGCCTGGTTGCGTTGGGCATCGGATAATTCCCTGGTGTGTTGTTGGTCCTGGCCGGCGAGCTGCTGCTCCAGGGCCCGGCGCTTGTCCTGCTCGGCGCGTGCTTGGGCGGCGGCGGCATTGGTAATCGCCGCCAGGTCATCCTTTTGCAGGCCGGCCTGCTCAGCGAGCTTCTTGCCCATCCGCCAGTCCTGCACCTGCCAGGCGCCGGCGGCGCTGACAGCCATCGCCAGCAGGATCGCGGCCAGGATCTGCCCGGGCGTCATGCCAGCACCTTTTTCGCCTTGTCCCACAGCAGCAGGCGATCTTCCAGACCGTTGATCCCACCATTGATGCGGCGGGTGATCTTCACGAAGCCGCCCTGGTCCGCCAGCGTGTTCAGGCCTTTCATAGACCAGAACCAAGCCGCCGACATCGCGGCGTGCTGCGGCAGCTCGAGCAGCTCTGGCTTACTGAGCAGGTCCAGGCCCAGGGCTTCCCCGCACGCAGCGTAGTTGGCCCGGCCGGTGATCTGGATCAGGCCCCGGCCACGGTACTTGGAGCCGTCACCCTTCACGGTATTGCCCAGGTCGGTTCGGCCTTCATAACCGGCCTGCTGCGCGGTAGGACCCCATATCTCGCGCACGTAACGCAGCTGGCCCGACTCATGCCCGACCTGGGCGATAAATGCAGCGGCGCGCGGCGTGCCGATAATGCCGTAACGGTTCATCGCCGTATTCAGGGCAGGAACAAAAACGCCGGCTTGGCGGCCGGCGTTCGGGAGGATCTGCAGCAACTGCTGCTCGGTGATCGGCATGCTTTTCTCCAGACAAAAAAATACCCGCTCGGGGCGGGCAGTTATTCTTCGATCGTTTCAGGCGGAGGCGCCTCGACAGCTGGCATCTCGAGCCGCACGTCGATCCAGCTATTAAGCGGTACATCAATCGGCACGCCTTTGCCCAATACCATCTCCCCATCATCCGTCAGCGACCAGCGCTGCTTGAAGAGTCGTATCGTCACGCTACCGTCCGCCGCCTGCTCGCACTCGGTAATGCCAAGTTTTCGGCCGCCGTCAGGAGAGCAAGGATCTTGGATTCTCCAACCCTCAAGAGCCAGGCCCAAGCTGCCGCGCAACTGATACTCGCCGACCGCCGAGCGTTCGACTGTGACGCCGTAGGCCTCTTCGTTTGCGACTCCCCACCCGCCGGCAGACTGGAAGGTTTGCTCTTGCAGGTCTCGGCGCTCGCTGGAAGTCACGTTTGCCACACGCACGATCGGGGATGCAGCAGACAGAGCGCCGCCAGAACCCCGGGTAGTGTTGGCGGTCGTGTAAACCTCGGTCCACGTCGCATCCCAGCCAAGCTGATTGCCGCGAAAGTACATCTTCTTGTTGAGCGAGATGGCCAACTGAGTGGTGATGGCATTGCCATACGACTGGACAGCGACCGTCCCGTAGTTCATTCCGGCTGGCCGGTTTAAGGTCGTGCCGGTGTCTTTGTAGAAACCCGTCTCGAGCGCCGAGTTAAAGTTTGACGGAGATCCGGGGATGATAGGCGTGTAGCCTCCGAATCCATACGCCCCCCATGGCAGTAGGTTCCCGTCAGCCAGACCGGCATTCAAAGTAGCGGCACTCCCAAGGCCCAAGCCACTCCGTGCTGCTGCCTGAGTCGCTCCCCCGGTACCGCCCTTTGCCACAGGCACAATATTTTCCGTAGATACCGTGCCCAGGCCCGCTGCAATGGCACCCCACTGCTGAATCATCGCCCTGGCTTGGTCTGCCAAGTCCTTGGTATATCCCTGCACCGGGGTCAGCGCGTACACACCAGCAGCGTTGGTAGCGCCACGATAGTTTGGCGTTATGGAAAGCGCGGTGTTACTCGCGATGTTGGTGATCTCATACCACCCGCCATCTGGGCCGAGAAAGGCATCACCTACCCGACTGTTGGCCACGAAGGCAGTGCCTGTACCGATAACAGCGTTGGAGTTTAGCGTTACAGAAACTGTGCCGGTTCTATACCAAGGCATATTTTTCTCCAGACAAAAAAATACCCGCTCATGGCGGGATATTAAAAGTTAAATATAGAACTCTTACTACGTTCCAGGAAGTCTTGCGAACACGGCGCCAGGCGCACCTATGTTAGTCCATGGCGATAGCGCGCTAACTCCGAACACTTGAAGTCTGTTTTCTGAATAATTGAACCTTACAGCTGAATCCAGCCAGTTCAGGTGGTTTTGCAGTATTCCGCGAGAGAATGGGTTGATCATGAAGTATTCATCGGACTGCAGCGGCGCAACAGATCCATTTGCCCAGTAGTAAGCCTGGGCCGTCCCATTTAAAACTACCATCCCTTGATATGCCCACGAGTTATTGGCCCGCGTAAAAATTACCGGGGCCGCCCCAGAATCAAAGATAAGTACGCCGTTTGCATCCCACATCCGCAGCCCGTAATCAGCCTTACTTATCGAGGCAAATACGGCTGCAAACCACTTTCCGGCAGGCCTGAAGTCAATGTTAAGTGACGTGATGGAAAACCCAGTCCACGCTCCAGGGCCTCCGTTAATGGTCATGCTCGTGTAAAGCTCATTCGGTCTAGCTGCGCTGTTCTGAATGAATACGCACGGCGGTTCAGGCGTGGTTATGGCGGACGGGAAAGACACTGACACCGATGAACTACCAGATGCCTGATACGTTCCACTGTACAGCGCACAAAGCCTAGGCTGCTCTGAGTCTATCTGCACATAGCTTCCGTCATTTACAACAGATAGACCGAAATTCAATTTTTGAACCTCATTACAAGCAGCCTGAACTGTATTGTTGATCCTATAGCGCCTGGCTCATTTGGGTGTTTTGAGCGCACGACAACCGAACCAACACCTACTGACATAAACGGCATGGCGCTATAGCAGTAGTTGTTAGCTGCGGCCTGCGTTGGAAGTATAACGGCCGTACATGTTGCCGGGTCGAACCCGGCAATACTTGCAGTCACTATGGCACCCATCGTTAGCGTGTATAGGGCGTTATGCAGAACCTGATACGTGAAACTATCAGTATCCATTTGAAGATTACCTGAAGCATCCCACGTCCTTACCCCATGGCTCATACCGATAGATCTCCAAGTTGTACGCGCTTAACGTTGTTGGCGTCATATACCTTAATCGCTCTGTTGGTCATCGTCAGACGCCCACCACCAGGTGCTGGCCCGTTGAATTCCAGGTTTCCCGCTTTGTCCAGGCGCCACCCCTGTACGCCGGCGACATAATTGTCTGATTGCAGGTACTGGCCGATCTTCAGCATCGTGATACTGCTGTCTTCGATGAAGGCAGAGTTCATAAACACCTGCCCGCCACTCACCACAAACGGCGTAGTAATGGTCCCGCCAGCCAACGTGTTAACAACAGCGAACCGATCAGCGCTCACCAGGAACTGGCTTTGCAGAAGGCCTTCGGCGTTCTGCTCGATACCGAGCCCGATGCCGGCCGCTACATACTGGCCGTTCTGGTTCACCTGCATCTTCACCGCCCACATCGTGGACAGCTTGCCGTCGGTGTCTGCCTGGGCCTTGGCTGTGATCTGGATCGCAGCCTTGTTCTTCCATTCGCTGAGAGCGCTCGCAAGGTCACCCTCGTCCGTACCATCGCGCCCTCCGCCGGCTATGGCTTCGAGCGTGGTGGACTGCGAGGCGATCGCCTTGTTCGTGTCGACCAGTGACTGGCTGACGGTTTGCACTGCCGCCGAGTTGTCATTGACTTCGCCTTTCAGTTGGTCAATGCGCTCTGCTGTTGCCAGCTTGTCGGTGGCCACCACCTGCTCGAGTGTGGTCAGTGCTGCCTTGTTCTGGCCGACTGCCGCATCCAGCGACGTGGCGCGCTCGACCATGGCCAGGTTATCGGAGGCTTGGACCTTTACCTGTTGGGCGAATTTCGCGGCGGCATCCCAGTTTTGCAGCGCGCCCGACAGGTCACCCTCCCCATCATCCTCGCGCCAGCTTGCCTGGAGCGATTGCAGGGCCGATGCCTGAGCCGTGACCTTGCCGTCCACGGTTTCGATTGACGCCTTGTTCTGCTGGATCTGGAGTGCCATGGCCTGGGTTGTTTCGGCAATGGTGCCCATGTTGAACCAGAACTCTGCGGCGGGCGGCGGGGTATCCACCGGAACCGCTTTGATCGCCTGGTACAGGTACTGGCCCTGCCGAACGATTTGCCCGACGGTGTATGGCTTGGCCGGATCGTAGGCCAGGGCGTCCGTTACCTGGTCGATCAAGTCTTCCAGCTCCTGCTTTGCCTGCTCCAACCTGTCATTGACCGAGCCAGGGCCGGAGCCAGAGATCAGGTCGATCTGGTCCATGATCTCCTTCGCAAGCTCGGTATCGCCAATCTGGCCGGCGATCAGATCAAGGATTGGACCAGCCTGCGAGCTGGCCTGCCCCATCACGCCATTCACAACCGGGTAGAACGGCCCGATGTTGCCGGTACGGTCCACCAGGCGCGCCCAGAAGAAGAGCGAGGCTCCCGCCAGCAGCGACTGCATGCGGTAATCGGCCTGCGGATAGGCCAGGTCGGCCAGCTTAGTAGCCACCGACAAATCATTGGCCGGGCCATACCACAGCTCGGTGCGCTGGGTATCCTCGGCGCCGGCCGGGAAGCCCCACTTGATGCCAATGCCGAACAACTCGCTGGTGGTGGTCAGGAACGCCACCGCCGGCGGCAGGCCGACCTTCCCTTCCAGGTTGGTCAGTGCCGACGTGGTCGGGATCGAGGACACATTGAGCGCGCTCACCGCCCGCACCCTGGCCATGTATTGGCCGGAGTAAATGCCGCGCACGTCGACCATCTGCTCGGCGGTGCGCGGCACAGTGACCCATTCGCGCGCGCCCCACTTCCATTCAACGTCATAAGCCACAGCGTTCGGCGCCGCGTCCCACGCGATGGACATGACGGTGACCGCAATCCCCTGCTCGATGACAACGTGCTGGCTGAGCATCACCCGGGCCGGAGCGTCCTGACTGCCCGCGGGAATGCCGGTGATTGGCCGAGGATCTACCACGGCCCCGTTGTCGATTGCTTCAAACTTGCTCGGGTCGTGCTGAATCACTTCAAACTGGAACTGGTGCCACTCCGGCCGCGTGACGTTGCGGACGTAGAACTGCATCAGCTTCAGGTCTTCGTAGTCCAATATCCAGCCACACTCGGCCTGGGGCTGCTCGCTGAAATCGGCCATCACGGTGACGTCGCGCCCAGCAACCGACTTCACCACCCGCCCTTCGGACTTGCCGCTTGGCAGGTTGACCATCAGGCGCGCGCCGACCGGCACCACGGTATCGCGATCGAGCGTAACCACACGTCCGGCGGCCGCAGCGATCCGGCCGCCGTTGTTCCGGCCAACCAGCATCGGGTCGGCCACGGCGATCACCTGACCAGGCTTTGGAATATCACCGTCGAGCCCGACCCGAAACACACCGCCCTGGGTCTGCAGCTTTTCGGTCAGCGCCGCCCACTGCCCGGCGCGCTGCGCCTGACCCAGGGATGTGCAGGCGATGGCGTCGATGGTGGTGTCGCGCACGATTCCGCCAAGCTCGACCATGGCCTCATCATCAAACACCGGCTCCTTGTCGGTTTCAAAACCCTGGTCCGGATTATCCCAGGACACCATGTAGAGCGTGTGCCGATCGCGCGCGCGGGTGCCTTCGTACTTGATAGCGCCATTGTTCAGGATCTGCGTCTGGTTGTACGTGTACACCGGATCGCCTGGCATATCGGCATTGACCACGATCTGGCTGCCGTCCCAGTAGGCCAGGCCATGGAATATTGACGCCAGGTCCTGAAGCACGGCGTAGGCTTCGGCCTGCTTCTGGAAATAGAGGTTGCAGGTGAAGCGCGGCTCCATGCCCCCCTTCCCATCCGGCACCATCTGGTCGCAGTACTGCGCGATGCGATAGAGCGACCAGCGATCAACCATTGTCGCGTCGATCCGATCACCGAGCCCGTAGTACGGGTGCAGCACCAGGTCGTAGAAGATCCACGCAGGGTTGTTGGTGTAGACCTCCTTGAAGGTACCGTCCCAAATGCCGTTGCTTGTGCCGGTGCCCGACGTTGCGTAGGTGCGGGTTGTCGCGTCGTAGTTGCTCGGCACACGAATAATGCGACCACGCATGAGTACGGCGATCTTGGCGATATCTCCGCCGAAAGTCTGGGCGTCGTACTCAAGACAGCTGACGGCGGTGAGCGGGTATTCCTGATCGCTGTCGACCACCTCGGCAATTGCCTTGACGATCATCTGATCGACGACCAGGTCGGAGTTTGCATTTGGGGTCAGGCGACGGACGCGAATAGTCCAGCGGTTTCCGGCGGGCAACTCCAGGCGGTGCGCTCGCTCGTACTCCGTGATGTTCTTGCGATCTACGGCCGATACCAGCACTTCAACGTAGGGGCCGTTGTCGGTGGATATGTCCACGGCATAATCGATACGCACTCCATTGATATTGCCGGCGGCGTCCTGACTGCGAAGCGTTGGCCAACTCAGGCGGATGCGCGCGGCATCGCTCATCGAGTTGGTGATGGTGTACAGCCATGGCGTTCCGTAGATCAACTCCTTCTTGACGTCGATCTCGTTACTGGATTCCTGTATTCCCTCCAGGCGCTCCTGATTCAGCTCGCCAGAACGGAACTGCCACTTCACACTGGGATAGTTGATCGTGCCGTCAGCGGCCTTCACGGGTGTTCCGTTGAGCTTGACTGAGCGCAAGTCGTCGACCGGACCAACAATAGGACCCCAGCTCCACAGGTAGGTGATTCGCGCGGTGGAGATCGACGGCACGCTATTGGAGGCGATACTCGGCTGCTTCTGCTTGGCCTGTCCGCCCTTTCCGCCAATTACGGCCCGGCGCTTACGAGGTGCTGCGCGGCGCGCCTTCTTTGCTACTGCGCTCATGCGCCCTCCAGAATGCAAAAACCCGCCGAAGCGGGTTGGTTGTGGTAACTGAATCAGATGTTGTCTTGGGTGTAGATCCCGCCAGACTCGACCGCGCCGCCGATCTCGCGCTCGCCGTAAAGCAGTGGGTATGGGTTGCCCTGGGCAATAGTCGTAACCGCCCCGCCGAAGCCGTAGCTCGGGTTATTGCCGTCATCGTTCTGTCCATCGGCAGTGGCCTTGGTGGTGGGCGACAGCATTTGAACAACGCCGCCCAGGCCGACAGCGGCGCCGGCGGCGAGAAGGCCCATCCCCAGAGTTGAGGTGGTGCCGCCAGTAAATAGGCCGGCCACGATCAGCACCACGCCGAGCAGCGTCTGAAACATGCCCGCCTGTTTGCTGCCCTGGATAATCGGCTGAATGCGGATGTCGCCCTCACCTCGGCCCACAAGGTCAAGCTCCTGCTCGCCCAGATTGCGCTCATCGACGAACACGGCGAACACAAGGCCGCGCTCTTCGGCGGTGCGCAGGTACTTCTCGAAGCCCGGCTTCATCATGCACAGCGCCGCCATGGCATCACGGAAGCTGTGAACGTCCAGGGTGTACTGCTTGCCAAACTTCTTGCCCAGCACGCCGCCGAGCTTGATGGTACGCATGGTCATGGGCGGTAGTCCTTGTGTCGGAGGATCAATTTCACGCGGTTCGCCATCGACCAACCGTAGATTTCACGGACAGCCAGGCGGCCAGGCATGTGGTGGTAAATGAACGGGCCGGAGCCACCAAGTTTCGGCGCCGATTCGCTGATCAGCGACGGTTCATCGCCAAGGTAAATCACTGCGTGATTCGGGAAATAGCACTCCCGGCCTGGCGTGGGGATCTGCAACACCAGCATGTCGCCGCGGCGCGCCTCGTTGACCTGGTAGAAACCAGTCGCCGCGAAGTTGTCCTCGTAGAGGCTTGGGCCATCCTTATCCTCCCACCACAGGTCGGAGCGTTCGAAGTTTGGCAACTCCAGGCCCGCCTCGCGCGCGTACCAGTCGCGGCAGGCCGCCCAACAGTCAAGCAGCCCATGAGAGAAGTCCCGACCCAGCAGCGGCGCCTGGAAGCCCGAAGGCTTGAACCACTCGAAGTTACCGCCGGGCCAGCCGACAATGCCCCAGGGCAATTCGTGCAACTCGCAACTGACACGGTCGGCCATGCTCGGCGCCGGCGCCTTGTCCGGGTGGCTATGGATGATCGCCAGAACCTCGCCCCGATCTTCCGCTCGGGCCATGTCCTTATGGTCGATCTGGAAATGTTCGCGCGGCGTGGTGGCCAAGTTTACGCAAGGGACGTACTCACGGCCGGCGCCGGACTTGATGACCACCCCGCAAGCCTCGGCCGGATAGTTACGCTCGGCGTGCGCGCGGATCTCATCCTGTAATTTTTGGTTGATTCGCATGGCTACCTCGAACTTGCAATAAGGCTTGCGCCCATGGACCCACCGAAGCGCCGCGTGTTGCCGCGAAGTTTGCAGCTGCTCCACCAACCGCCGCAGCGATCGAGGGCGGGGTTATCCGTGGGCTGGTTATTTTTGTCGAACATCGCGGTGCCGGTGTAAGCACAGGCCTCTTGCCGGTAACCGCCCCGGCAGGCCCAGCGGCAGAGCTTGGTGATCTGCTGGGAGGGCAGCATCTGCCCTTCCATATCCGTGGGACTGGACAGCGAGAACGTGACCGAGATGCTGGGCAGCGCCTCAGTCTTCTGCTCGATAAACCAGAGGTTCGTTTTCGATTGGTCGCTGGCTTCCGGGTTGCCGTCGGGGAAGTTGGCCGCGTCCAGGAAGTGGCGGAACGTCTCGATCACCTTGACCCGGGCGCCCGCCAGGTCGCGGAACTGGAAGCACAGGGCAGTGATTGCCCCACGCACGCCGCCGAGCTCGTCGTCCACCTGCAGCGTCGGGGTAGCCGGGCGGCCATCACCACGGATGTCGAAGCCCTTGGCCTCAATCTGGAGCGGCGAGTAGAGCTGCCCCTGCCAGATGATGTCGCCCTCATGGGCATGGCCGTGGAACCGCCAGAGCATGCCGCCCAGGCGCGTAGCGTCCAACTCGTAAAGCCTGATCTGGTTGCCCGGCTCGAGCTTTTGAATATCGGTGTTGTAATTCATGGGACCTCAGAAACAAGAAACCCCGCACTTGGCGGGGTCTGGTGAGGGTTAAGGTCGTGGGTTGAACACCTGCTTAACGGTGAAGGTGACGGTATAGATTTCCTCGCCGAGCGCTTTTTTCTTGTACCCGTTGGCCCGGTACCAGCCTTCCGGCTCACCTGGCGGGGCAAAGCGGAAAGCCTTGTAGCCTTCATGCCGATCCAAGAAGGCGATCAGCTCGGGAAGCTCCTCTCCCGGCAGATCCTCACCGGTATGCACCAAGTTCCAGACTTGGCTTTTGGTATTGATGCCAATTCCCCCAGCCTGGACCAGCCCGTCGCCAAACTCGTTTTCCCAAGTGCGCTGGCTGACATCACCATCGGCGCCGACCTCAACATCAAAAGTAAATGTCTCAGCCATCAACGCCTCCACAGCCGGCCACCCTGGCCCATTTCACGATCAAGAAATTTGCCGAACTGCGTCTCCAGCCCGGCCGACATCGCCTGTCCCTGGCGTGCTGCATCCTGGTCTGTCATACCGGGCTGGGCCTGCACGGTGATTGGTGCGTTGAAGACAATCTGTGTGGGTCCACTCGGTGCCGACTGGGTGCCGGCGCCAACCATTGCCGCGCGCCCATCGCCACCTGACTCCAGGCTACCAACACCTATCTGGGCTTGGGGCTGCGAACCGCTCAGGCCGTTGTCGATCCTCGACAGCATTGCATCCAGCTTCGCGCTGGTTTGAGCGGTGGTAACCCGCTCGCCCTTTTGCAGAAACCAACTGCCATCTTCAGGAACCGAATCGATACCGTCGTGCGCCATACCCGCCAGCGCGGTCATGCCCACCGCCGATGCCAGGGGGCCGGTGACGGTCAGCGCCGCTGCCATTGCCGCCGGCGCGGCTGCTGGCCCAATGATCGGAATTGCCGCAGTCGAGGCGTAAGCGTTCAGGCCAGCCTGCAAGGACATAGCCTGAGCATTGGCACCCAAAGTGGTGGCGGCGCCAGCCTGAGTTGTTTTGCCCACCAGCAACTGCACGCCCTGGTAGATCAGCCACTGCGCCGCCATATCCCCCAAAGCCTTGAGCATCGACTTGGCGAAGTTACCGACCATGTCGCCCAGGGCGTCATCGGCGTCCTCCGCTCCACTGGCCACGTCCGAGAAGAAAGTGCCAAGCCCACCGGTTGCCTCGCTCAATGCGGTATTGGTGATGTCCGTTGCCTGGGCTGAATAGTCCCGCGCCGCGTCTGCGTAATTGGCCCAGGCCTCGTTGACGCCATTCATCCAGTTGGCTTGCTGCTCATCCGTCGCAGCGTAGAAGTTCTCCTGCGCCAGCAGACGCTTGTTCAGCTCATCCTGCAGGACCTGGGTCTCATTGGCATAAAGCTCCGGCGTGATCTGCCCGGTGTTGCGCTGCTCATTGAGGCTCGCAACGTCAGCCGCGTACTTCTGCCGCATAGCCAGATCAGCGCGCATCCGGTCCCGGGCCTTGTCGCCCATACCGACGCCAGCCAATTCCTGGTCGAAGCCATCCTTCGTGGTTTGGGTAGTCAGGGCTTGGGCATTCTTGAACGCCGTGAGCTTCAGGTCGTCCTCGTTGGCCTTCTTCAGCTTGTTCAGTGCATCCAGCTCGGCGGCCATACCCTGGAGCTTTTTCTTTTGTGCTTCGCTCAGCTTTCCGAGCTTGCCCTCCTGTAGTTCGAAGGACAGCTTCATCACCTCCGTGGCTTCGTTCTGCTTGTTGCCGGTGGTGTTGATCAGCTCGATCTGGCGCTTGTAGCCTTCCTCGGCAGTAGCGAAGTCCTTTACCTGCTTCTTTGCTGCCGATTCGGTAGCGCTGGCGTTCTTCTGCTTGGCCTTCGTCGCGGCGTCGTCCGCAGCCTTTTGCTCATCAATAGCTTTGGCTCGGGCGCGAATAGACGCTGCGACAGCACTTTGAGTGTCGATGTTCTCTTTAAGAATTACACGCTCCGCTGCCTCAGCGGCCGTCTTGTCCTGCAGGGTTCCAAGCTGCTTATCTAGCTGTTCAAGGTATTTTTCACCGGCAGCCGTCGCGGCGGCTGCAGCGGCTGCATTCTTGCCAAGCCCACCTGCGGACTTGTTGTTCTCGGCAGAGAATGCAGAAAGTGCAGCCTGGTTGGCGGTAAGCGTTGCCGTGAGTTCCTCGACATCACCAGCGCTCTCCTCGATCCCTTGCGCCATGGATTCAGAGACAACAGCGGGGAAGGCGCGAACCTTGTTCGCAACAGCAACCCAGTCAACTGCGACGCCGCTGGCCGAATCCTTGGATGCCTTCTTGACGATATCTAGTGCAGCTTGAGCATCCTTCGACAGGCTGACGAAACCTGCGGCAAGCCCCCCGTCCTGACCGGCAGCGCCAGCATCGCGAAGGCTGTTTTCGAATTTATCCGCAATCGCGCCAGAAGTTTCTTCGACCTTGCGCTGAGTCTTATCGATTTCAGAGCGCAGTTCCCGCAGTGTGACAGCCTGAGTCGCCCTCCCAAGTTCATTAAATTTCTTGATCAAAACGTCAAGAGGCGCTGATAGGTCCCCCAGCTTTTTCTCAAGGAATCCGGTGTTGTCGCGAAGAGTTAGAAACGCAGTGGCCGCACCGATTGCCAGCATTGCAATGCCGGCCGGGCCGCCGAGAACACCCAGTAGAGTTGTCGATGCGCTTCTCACACCAGCTTGAGCGATGGCGACGGCATTAGTTGCGCGGGCCTCGACCGTCCTGGCTTCGGCCAGTTGCAGAGACATCTGCGTTTGAACCGCAGTACCCCGGGCAGCGAGTGCTTCTTTCTCTGCCAGAAAAACGGTGGTTTGTGCCTTCTGCTGTTCGGCTTGAGCGACGAGCAACACAGATGCGGCCTGGGCTTTGCGCGCAGCAGCATCCTGAATCGCCGATTTAACAGCCACGGCCGCATTTCCTGCGGCGGCCCGACCGTACCCAGCAAGCGCCCCGATTGCGGCGAGAATCGCGACATCTGCGAGCGTTTCAAAGTTATCGCCAATAACCCCGATGCCGCTCGCCAGAATGCCTGTAGCGTCTGTAGTTTCGTTCAGTTTTCCGACGTAAGTAGTGAATGCGTTTTGCAGGTTTTGCACTGCGTCTCGTACCGCTACACTCATTTCATCAGCTAGAACGCCGTTGGCATCGGCGGACTTTTGCAATCCCTCAGTCAGGATATCCAGGCTGAGCTTCCCTTGCGCGCCGAGGCTCCGGATTTCTTCAGCTGTTTTGCCAGTCGATTTGGCAATCGTATCTACTACCGTGGGCATCGCCGCGAGAATTGACTGCCAGCCGTCAGCCTCAACCTTGCCGGTCTGAAGCGCCTTCGAATAGGCATCGATTGCTGAGCTGGCTTTATCTGCCGACGCCGAGTTGGTCACTAACAGAAAGCTGAAACTATCCATTACATCCAGCGCCTGGCTGGTGTTGTAGCCCATCGACTTCAGGCTGTCTGAAGTTCGGATGTAAAGCTCTTGCGCCTCAGCCAGAGGACGGTAGGTGCGCTTTGCAGTATCGAGTAGGCGCTGCTGCACCAGCTCATACTCGCCAACACTGCTAGTCGCCATGCCGATACGATCGGACATTTGGCCGTAAGAGTCAGCCGCCTCAATTATCTTGCCAATGCCAGCTGCGCCGATTGCCGTCGCCAATGCAGTCTTGATCAAGCCGGAAGCGTGCTGAGCTCGCTCGCCCGTCCGATCAAAGGCGACATCAACACGCCCAAGGCTCTTATCAATCTTCCCGGACACCTGCGCGACACTAGAGTCGGCGCGCGCCATTTCCTGACGCAACTGGGCGGTGGTCGCCTCGATGCGGACGAGCATCCCCTGTACGTCGGTATCAGCCATGCTTTTCTCCGGGCAATAAAAAACCCACCGAAGTGGGTTTTCTTGATGAATAAATTAAATCAGATTGTCTCGATACTCATTTTTGCTTCTTCGTCGTAAACCTGGCCAGTTTTGATATTTACGACCTTAATCCAAAACACTTTTGTTTGGAAAAAGTAACTATCAATCTCCGACTCATGCGGACTACTGATAGTTGGTGCGTGATAATTCTTGGCGGTCTGCACAAAGTCCGGTACCGGCATCACGGTAAAATTGACTCGAATATTGTCCCGCTCGCTCTCCATTTCTTTTGCAGATATTTTTAACTTTCCTGAAACGTTGTAGAAAAATATGGATCCAGGCGCTTTGGGGACAGGGTTGAACACTAGAAAATATCGGTCAATTTTCTGCTTTTCGATCAGCGCCGTCGCACCGAAAGAGTTCTGTCCAGAATAGGTACCTCTAGAGTAGGTGTCCTCCCCCAGATCGAACGCCGGATAGTCTGTATTGGCCGACCTCAATGCATCCAGTCCACTCTTAAATCCCATCGCCTGAGCGTCATGCATTGAGACGCGCAACGAGAACTCACCGGTAACCCTATCAAACTTGATCGACGATGGAAGAACGGCCCCGTTTACGGAGAAGTTTCTAAACGAAGCCATCCTGCTCGCGAACGCAGCGTCTGTCTCATACTCCCCTCTCGGACCGCCGAGCCTTTTTATTTCCCCTAAGAGGTCCTTGGCGGAAGCAAAGCTCTTGGCTTGAACGTTTTTTCCAGCAGGGTCGAACGTTATGAACACCTCTTTTTGAGCGGGCGCAGCCTGGGCGCTGCCCGCAGAAGGCCGCACAGCAGACTGAGGACCTGAGCACCCGTACAACACTGCAAATGCAGCAATCAAAATAGAAACACGCATCGCTTCACTCCCTGTATTTCCAGGGAATTTACCACTGCCTGATCTCAAAAAGCACTTATTGCTACTCCCGCACTACTGAGACTGCCGCCCCGTGAGAGCCTGCCGTAGCTTTTCTGCCACAGTAGACGCCGAAGGTTTCTCGGACTTGGTATTTGTCTTGCCGGTACCGAACGGGTTGGTCATCTGCGCCCATTCGATCTTGGCATCCATTGCCAGGAATAGTTCGGGCATCGGCGTGGACCAGGCCAGGTCAGGCGGCCAGCCCAGCCAGCCGGTGGCCACCGCGTAGAGCCGGTCAACATAGCTGCCGTCTTCTACGGCACTTACGCCGCCGGCTTTTCCTTTCCCGAGTTTGGGCCCTTCGGGTTGTACAGAGCCACCAAGTAAGCATTCAGCTGCACAGACACTTCCAGCGCACCTGCCTGCCACACCTGCTCGGCGATAGCCTCGGCATCCTTGCCTTTCAAGCCTGCGCCGCCGGCGATGATCACCGCGCAACCATCGACGCTCACAGCGTTGATGGCCTGTGACGCGCCACGCAGACCGCCGAAGTGAGCCTCAATGGCGCGCACAGCACTGAGCGTTGGCGTCAGGATATAGGTCTCGTCGCCGAGCTTGATCTCGACGGTACCGTAAAGGGTTTTGCTCATGTCGCGAATCCTTGGGTTTCGGGGCCGAAGCCCCGCAGGTTATGCCGCGGCAGCCGGGAGAATTTCCAGGATGTCGGAGTTGATGCCGATCGTGACGTTGCGGCGAACTACGTTGTCAGCAGCGCCGGCGGCGACGGTGTTGTTCATTACCTTCCCGCGCAGGTAGAAGGTGGTCGGAAGAATCGCCGGGGCGGCATCAGGGGCGCCATCGTTCAGCGTGATCTTGATGTTGTAGTCGCCCTTGCTGCGATCCTTGTGAGCGATCTTCAGCTTAGCCTGGCCTACGTCGCCGTTGTCCAGGCCGACGGCCAGGGTCAGGTCGCCGGCATCAGCAGTGCCCTTGTACTTGCGCACGCGGCCATCGCGCAGCGAGGTGAAGGTCACCGAACTGAAGGTGTCGCCGAACTCGCCAAGGTCTTCCACTTCGCCGATCTCGACGTAGGTATCTGCCTTGTAGAGCGCTTCAGTATCCGCGCCGTTCTTGCTGCCGATGCTAATCCGGCAGCCGGCGGCTGTATTGAGGTTGTCGTCGGCCATGGGGGTTCCTCCAAAGGCACATTGGATAAAGCCGCGGGGCGGCCGGTGTTGGGTTTAGTGGGTGGTGATAATGCGGACCGTGATCGATCCCTGATACGTGACGCCGTCAGCATCGCGCTGGGCGTCGGCTTGCTCAACACGGACAGATACAGCACGCCCGACGGTCAACGGCAGGCGGCGCTCATCCAGGGCGGCCACAACTTCACCGGCTATCCGTTTCACCTCGGCCTGGCCGTGGGCATCCGACCATACCGACAGGTAAATCAGGCGCTGCTCGCGCTTCCGGCCGGCGACAGGCGAGATGTTCGTGGATAGTTCTCGGTCAATGGACACGTATGGCATCGCCGTGTCCAGCGGCGCCCCATCGTAGATTGGGCACGAGACCTCGGCCTCCAGCCTGGAGAACAGCGCCTCCTGCAACGCAACAGACGGATCAGCCATTGGATAGCCCCTTACTCGCCTTGCTCAGCGTGCGCGCAATGGCCGCCTTGATGTTGGCCACCACATACTCCCGGTTCACGTCCTTCGAAGGACGAAGCCATGGGTGCGCCGGGCGGGCCGGTATATCTGGATACTTGCCAAAGAAGTTGGTGCCGTCAGCCTTGTTCGTGGGGCGGCGCGTGCGACCCCCGGCGCGCTTGTTTCCGGTGTAGCCCTTGGTGCCGTATTCGATGAAGCGCAGGTAGAAGAACCGGCGCTTGTTCTTCTTCCCGCGGATACCGATCTGTGCGTCGAGGCCGCTTTGCGAAACGAAAATCGTAAGCTCAGCAGCGGCGGCACCAGTGTCTTTCGGGATTAAATCCTTCATCGTCGAAAGAATCCGCTCAGCGCTGTCGCGCATTACCAGGGCCAGTTCGTTATCCATGGATTGGTGGATGGTGCGAAGCGTCCGGCGCAGCTTGAAGTCTCCGGACATGCGCGAGCGGCGGGCGGCCATGGCCTACTCCTTGGCCTTGGCTGCCTTTTCAGACGCAGGCGCTGTATCGGGCACTGGCCGTACCAGTTCACGCAACACAAGGTCGGCGCCGAGCCTGGCATCCACCGTAAACTCTTCACCCTCCTCCCGGTCGCCAGTGGCGCCGGACAGGGTGCCCAGGGCAATAACTTTCATGATTCACCTCTAAGGGTTGGGGACGTTTGAACACAGCAGCCGAAGCATGTCGCGCTCGTTGTTAGGCAGTGGAGCCTCGATCAGGTAGGTTGCGATGGCGCGACCTCCAACCATTTCGACGAGTCGATTTCCCGCGACAACATCCTTGCGCGGACGGACTCGGATTTCAGCGGTGACCACGGCCTTCAATTGCTCAGCCACAGGCGAAACCCGCCCAGTTGGCAGAACGATCTCAGCCCAAAGCTTGCCGATATCGAGCCAGGCTGTATCGAAGCCACCTGATTTGTTCTTGGTCAGAACCGGCTTGTACATCGTGCAGCGGTGACGCATTGGGCCGGCTCTCATACATTCACCCAGCGGTGAGGCTTCCAGAGCGCATTGGTTGCCATTGGTAACTCAGCAGTGATTGTTCCGATAACCACCGTCTCGCGACTGCTGTACCAATGACCTATCAACAGCAGCGCCCCCTGCTTAATCGCCTTTGTCATCAGGAGCGCATTGCCGACGGGGTCTGGCAAAGCCGTCTCTGGATCGACAAGCGTGCGATTGGTCCAGGTCTCAAACGCGCTGAGGGCTGCGTCCGTGTAGCCCTGTATCAGCGAGTCCTCATCGTCATGGTCGACCCGTAAGTGAGCCTTGACGATGGGGAGATCAATCACCCTTTGGCACCAGCGCCTGAAGGGCTTCCTTATTTGCGGACGGATCGAATTCGATCCCTTTGCCGGTGAGCCAGGCCTTCAGGTCGGGAACCTTCATCTTGAGCGGGTCGGTTTCTTTCTGCGCATCGATAGCCGCGTCGATTTCTTCCTGCGAGCTGCGCGATGCGTAACCCTCGGGTGGGTAATTCACCGCTAGGTAGCCGCCTGCTAAAAACTCAGCAATGGTCGGCCCATCCAGCTTCAGACCATTGGAGTCCAGTTGATTGGGATAGGACGCCACGCCCAGGTGCTCGACCGCTACCAGCGCGCAACGCTCCGAGACATCCTGCTCGCCGGCAGGAACCTCAACTACATGGTTGCCATCCGCAGAGAATGGGAACGGTTTTTTCACAATAATGATCGGCATAAATCCTCCGGCAGTCTGGGCGCCCGTAGGCGCCCGCCCATTCAGGCAGTGGCGCTCAGGGTGAGAATCTTCACGGCCTGAGAGTCGACCAGCATGCCGCCGACGCGCTTGGTGGTGTAGAAGCCAACAAAAGGCTTGTTGGTGTAGGGGTCGCGCAGGACGCGGGTGCCGATACGGTCGACAACGGTGTAAGCACGCTTGAAGTCGCCAAATGCAATGGCATTGGCATCGGCGGCGACATCCGGCATGTCTTCGTTTTCGGTGATGCCGTAGCCCAGAAGGACCGACGGAGCGCCCGCTTCCAGGCCTGGACGCCAGAGGTAGTTACCCTCGCTGTCCTTCAGCTTGCGGACATAAGCAACAGTCAGGTTGCCCATCATCCAGGTGCCGTTGGCACGGTAGCCCGCCTTGAGGGTGTGAATCAGGTTGATCAAACTGTCGCCAGTGATCGCCCCGGCGGCGCCAGAGACGAGCTTTTGCAGGACGCCGAAAGCACGCTCGTCGTCGCCATTCAAATCCAAGCCGTAAGCCAACAGGCCTTTTGGCTTGTTGACGCCATCACCCTTCAGGAAAGCATTACCTTCCTTCTCGGCGAAGTCGCGGGCAACTTCTCCATTCAGCCAACCCTCAGCATCGAAAAAGATGTCGTCAAGGCTGGTCTGAGTGGCTTGTGGGTTGGCGTACAGCTCGCCCATAAAGGCAGAGATGTTACCCAACTTCGGGGTATTGGTTGCCGGGCGTGGATCGGTTTCACCAACCCAGCCAGCACCGTTACCACCCAGGTTCACCAAACGCTTGTAGTCCGGGCTGCCAACAGTGATTTGGTTGCATACCTGGCGCATTGGCGAGGTATCGCGCAGCAGTTCGATGATGCTGCGATCCAGCTCTTCAGGAACAGCAAAGCCGCCATCGGCATCAACGCCTACCTGCAAGGCCTTGGCCTGCAGTTCGCCCAGACCGGTCTCGATGCCCTTGCGCACGAACTGCATGAATGCGGTCTTGTGCTCACTGGCGGCCTTGGTGCCGGTACCGTCTGGGCGCTTGAGGGCCAATAGTTCTTTTTCCAGATTGCTTTTCAGCTCATCCAGCTCACTCAACTTCTCGTTGAGGGTGTCAACCTGGCCGGACAGCTTGCCCTTTTCGGCTTCCAGGCCGTCGATGCGCTTGTCGTTCTTTTCCTTGAACTCGTCGAACTTCTTGCCCAGGGCTTCAGCGACTTGTTCCACGTCTTTCAATTCAACAGCCATGAGAGGCTCCTTACATTCGGTCAATAAGTTTTTTAAAAGGTTGCAGCGTTTCGCCGGCATCCGCCTCTCGCGGTGAAACTGCGCCGTAGCCCTTGGCCATAAAGGCCTTGGCCTGGGAGCCAGAAAACCCAACCTCTCGAAGGGCTCGCTCCACTTTGCTGGGCGGCGGTGTTTCGCCGCGGGCCAGCAGAGATTTCACATCAGTGATCCGGGCCTCGTCGTTGGCCGGGAAGGTGACCGGGGATACTTCCCACAGGTCGATTGCCTTCAGTACCCAGACGCCCTTTTCCTTGTCGTATTCGTAATCATCAAGCATGTAGCCGATGGACAAGCCGGTCAGGCTTCCAGCCTTCATGTGCCCGTGGGCACGCTTGGCCAGCGGATCGTCATCAATCAGCAGGCGCCCCTTGACGAGCAGCCCGGTGTCGTCTTCACGCATCTCGGTGTAGATG